ATGATAGATAATAGAAGATATACTATGAGAGACATTGGTACTCTGGAAGACAGAATTGAAAATCTTGAGAGAGTTACTTCTTTAAGTTTATTAGAACTTAATACAGAATCTTTAAGAATAGAAGATTCTCAAGGAAATAATAGATTTAAGAGTGGAATATTTGTAGATGATTTTAATGATAAATCACTATCTGATAATAATTTAACAACTGCCAATATCATTGGAGGTGAACTTAGACCATTTGCTACAAGAAATTCTTTACAACAGAGACCTATTCCTGCAATAGAAATTGCAGAAAATGAGTTAGATTTAACAGAAAATTATGATCTATTGGATCCAAATGTACAAAAGACTGGTAATGTTATCACTTTAAAATATGATTCTATAGATTGGTTAAGTCAATCTTTTGCAACACAAGTTGAAAATGTAAATCCATTTCATGTTGTTGAATATAATGCTCTGGTCAAACTTTCACCAGATACTGATACCTGGGTGAGAACCTTAAAACTTCAACCAAGAATTATTGAAAGAAATGTTCGAAGAACTATTAGAGGAAGAAGAAACGAAACAAGAGTAGATGTAGGTTCAAATACCGAAACGGTCTTTGTTTCTTCAGGAACAGAAAAATATATTCGTTCAAGAAACGTTTCATTTTTTGGAACTCTTTTTAGACCTCTTGCAAGACATTATCAATTCTTAGATAATCATAGCAATTTAGATTTTATTCCAAAACTTATTGAAATTGCAAATTCTTCCACCTTACAGAATTATGGATCTTCTAATGGAGCATTCCAAATTGGGGAAACTATAAGGGTATTTAATGGTGAAAATAGAATAGGAACATTTAGATTAGCATCATCAAATCATAAAACAGGAAAATTCAATTCCCCAACAACAACTTATTCTACCAATCCATACATAACTTCAGAATCCATACCCTCTGGATATAGTCAGTCTTCAAAGACTATAAACATTGATTTAAATTCTTTGTCTTCTGAAGCACAAGGAGACTTTAGTGGATATATTGAAAAGGGTGCAAAGATAGTTGGTCAGACTAGCGGAGCAATTGCATACGTAAAAGATTTAAGACTCATTTCTGATGTTAATGGATCTTTGTTTGGATCATTTTTTATCAAAGATCCACACACAAATCCAGCACCAAATCCAAGAATTTTTACTGGTAAGAAAACTTATAGGTTAAGCAGTAGTTCCACAAATGAAACTCCATTACCAGGAAGTACTCTTATTTCTTCCGGTACTGCGACTTATACTGCGAATGGAACTTTCCGATCGTTCCAAGATGTAACTACAATTACTACAACTACTACTACTAGAGTAAGAAGAAAAGATCCATTAGCCCAAACTTTTACTGTTGGTAGAGACATTGAGGCTCCGGACTTCAGTGGAGATAATGATGATGATAATGGAGTATTCTTGACAGAACTAGATCTGTTTTTCGCATCAAAACCGAGTGGAAATCAACCACTTACAGTTCAAATAAGAACTGTTCAACTAGGAATTCCAACTTTGAATTCTATTGGAGAATCTAAAACTTTATCTCCAATTGAAATCCAAACTTCATCTAATGGAAACACTGCAACTAGAGTAAAATTTGATTATCCAATTTATCTTGCTCCAGGACAAGAATATGCAGTAGTTTTACTTGCCCCAAATTCGGATCAATATGAGGTTTGGACTGCAAAAATGGGAGAGAAAACTATTGATACTCAGAGTTTACCAGATTCTGAGGCAATAATATATTCAAAACAATTTGCACTTGGAAGTTTATTCAAGTCTCAAAATGGATCTACATGGACTCCTGCACAAGAATCTGATCTTAAATTTAAACTCTATAAAGCAAGATTTGCATCAAATATCGGTATCGTACATTTTGGCAACCCTCCACTTGATGAGAGTAATGGATATGTCCCAACTCTACAAAATAATGCCCTTACAGCACTACCAAAAAATGTAACTCTTGGAATTACTACAATTTCTTCTGGAGATTCATTACTCAATATTTTAACTTCCGGAAGAAGAATTGCAGGTGCAGGAAACTCTTTTGGAACTATTGTTTCTACAGGAAGTTCTGTTTCTGGAATCACGACAACGAATGCAGGTACAGGTTACACATCTCGTAGTAATGTTTCTACTCTTAATGTTTTTGGTCAGGGAACCAATTTGACATTGGATATTGACTCTATCGATTCCGATGGTGCTATTACTGGTTTATCGATAAACAATCCTGGAAATGGATATCAAGAAGGTGATATTATTACCATTGAAAATGGATCAAATGAAACTGGAAGAGATGCTATTATTACAATATCTCAAATTAATGGTATTGACACATTATATCTTACTAATGTTCAAGGATCAATTCCGACTGGTCCATTAGTTTATTATGATACAGATTCCACAACTGTCTCTCTAGCATCGACAAATGTTACAAGTTCAACCCCAGATTCTGAATTAAATTCTGGAAATTATTTGCAGGTTCAGCATTTTAATCATGGGATGTATGCAAACAACAATAAAGTTAAGTTAAACGATATTGAATCTGATACTGCACCATCTACTTTAAGGACAAGTATTGATTTTACAACTGGATTGGGTGGATTCATTCAGGTTGAAGATTCTTCAGTGTTCGAAACTTTTGAGGGACAACCAGTAAGTGCAACAAATTTGGGATATATTAAAATTGGAGATGAAGTTATTGAATATAGTGCAGCATCTTCAAATCAATTGACTGTCAAGGCAAGAGCAATAGAAGGTATTGTAGAAAATCATGAGGTTGGTGCAAAAGTATTTAAATATGAATTTGCTGGAATATCTTTACGAAGAATTAATAATGTAGTTTATGATATTTCCGATACTGGAATTGAAAGTAATTCATATTATATTGAGATTGATAGAGGAACAACATCAACCATAGAAGGAAAATCTATCAGTAGTAATAATAGATCTACTGACGGAACTTATCCCCAAGTATCATTTGCTTCGGAATTAATTGGTGGAGGAAATGAAATCAAAGCAACTGAAAATATATTATTCAACAGAATTAATCCAAGATTTAATATTTTATCTCCAGGAAGACAAACTTCAGTATCTGCAAATATTAGAAGTACTTCAGGAACAAGTGTTGATGGTAATGAAGTTTCTTTCAATTTGGCAAATAATATTGAACCAGTAACTCCAAATCAAGAAAACGATTTAAGTTCTGTTCGTATGGTTTGTTCTAGAGTCAATGAACTAAATCAATCTGCATTTGACAATGTATCTGGAAGAAGATCTTTCAATTCTACATTGACTTTAAATACATCTAATGAAAATCTTTCTCCAATGATATTCATTAATGACTCTACGGTAGAATTTATTTCTGACAATATCAACAAACCGATAACAAATTATGCAGAAGACTCTAGAGTAAATTCAATTTCCGCAGATCCTCACGAATCTGTTTATGTTTCAAATGCAGTGTCTCTTGCACAACCAGCAGATTCTCTCAAAGTTATATTGACTGCTTACAGACCCGATCCAGCAGATATTAGAGTTCTTTATAGTTTAGTTAGAGAAGATTCTATAGGAATTGAACAGGAATTTGAATTATTCCCAGGATATAATAATTTACAATCAACTTCGGAAGGATCCTTGAGAGTTGTAAATGCAGCATTAAATGATGGAAGACCTGATGTTAGAGTCCCTGCAAGTGAGAAAGGTCAGTATCTGGAATATGAATTTACTGCAAATGATCTTCCAGATTTTAGTGGATATAGAATTAAAGTTGTTATGTCCTCTAGCGATCAGGCAAACTATCCAATAATTAGAGACCTTAGAACTCTTGCATTGAAATGACAAAATTAATTAAAGTTAAAGATCATCCTCATCTTTATCGAGATGGGGATACCGGTGCCATCATTAATTACGATACTTTAGGTTATAATCAACGAATTAAAAGAATTGAGTCTCAAAAATCTCAAAAAGAAGAGTTGGATGATATGAAACGTGATATTGAAGAAATAAAATCTTTACTTAAAGATTTTCTGAATAAATAAGATCTTCCATATCCAATAATATAAATATCTAAAGGAACATATGCTCATCTGAATAATGGCAGTATTTGTATCAAATATAGTAATTGAGCAGGGATTTAATTTTGATACTACGTTTATATTGGAAGATACAGTCACAACTAACTTATTGGACTTGACTGGGTATACGATAGAATCTCAACTCAGAAAAACTTACACATCTTCATCGGCAGTTTCTTTTGCATCTACAATTACAAATCCTACTCAAGGACAGATTGAAATATCATTAGGATCCACAATTACTTCCGATTTAAAAGAAGGTAGGTATGTTTATGACATTAAGGCAACAACAAATGGTGGATCTGTGCTGAAGTTAGTAGAAGGTTCAGCACTAGTAAGACCAGGAGTGACTAGATAATGCCAGAAATAAGAGCTAGAGTCGGATCTCAAAATGTAGTTCGTGTTTTATCAAATGCATCTTCTCCTCCATCAAATTTAATCGATTTAAGAGATGTAAATAGTGATTTTAAAACTGAAGATGGAATGATCCTTGTTTGGGATTTACCATCCCAAAAATTTATAATGACAAGTGTCATTGATTCATCATCTTCAACAATTGGTGGAATTGCTTATTATACAAATACTACTGATAACATTTTAGGTGATCCAAACTCCGGTGCAGTTCAAATTGATGGTGGAGTTGGGATTAATAAAAATCTTACTGTTGGTAATGCATTAACTGTAACTGGATTATCAACCTTTTCTTCTAATGTTGATATCAATGCATCGGTTGACATTTCTAACGATGTAGTTGTTGGTGGTGGACTAACTGTAAACGGAACATCAGAATTTATTGGAAGTGCCATCTTTAGAGGAGGCACTATTGGGATTGGCGATTCTGTAGGTGATGATATTAATGTTTCTGGTGAATTTATATCTAATTTAGTTCCAAATACAGATAATACTTATGATCTTGGTATAATATCTCAAAGATGGAGAAATGGTCTATTTTCTGGACTGGTAACTACCAATAATTTATATGTATCTGGCATATCCACATTTGCAAATAATTTAGATATTTCCGGTGATTTAAATATTGTTGGATTTGTATCAGTTACTGAAGGTCTTTATTATGATAATGAATATGATGGACCTAATGGTATTGCATTTTTTGATAATAATGGAAAATTAACTGGAGCAGCTAGTACAGAGTCTGCAATTGATACAAGTAACTATATATTAACAACACTAGAAACAGCAGGAATAGGAACTCCTGTATGGACAAGCACTATTGATGGAGGAGAATACTAGTGGCAAAACCAAGCACAAGACAAGGATTGATAGATTATTGTCTAAGACAATTAGGTGCCCCTGTTCTGGAAATCAATGTTGCTGATGAGCAAATAGATGATTTGGTAGATGATGCAATTCAATATTTTAATGAAAGACATTATGATGGTGTCGAAAGAATGTACTTGAAATATAAAGTTACTCAGGAAGACCTTGATAGGGGAAAGGCAGGAGGAACTGATGGTGTTGGAATAGTTACTACTACAGGAACTTCCAATATTTCTGGCATTTCCACTACTTTTAATTTTTACGAAACATCAAATTATATTCAAGTTCCAGATTCCGTAATTGGTATTGAAAAAATATTTAAATTTGATACCAGTTCTATTTCCGGCGGAATGTTTAGTATCAAGTACCAACTATTTTTGAATGACTTATACTATTTCAATTCTGTAGAACTTTTACAATATGCAATGACGAAATCTTATCTGGAAGATATTGATTTCTTATTGACTACTGATAAGCAAATACGATTCAATAAAAGACAAAATAGATTATACTTAGATATTGATTGGGGAGCACAATCAAAAGATACATTTTTCGTGATTGATTGTCATAGAGCTCTTGATCCAGAAGATTTCAGCAAAATTTATAATGATAGTTTTATGAAGAAATACTTGACTTCTCTCATAAAGAGGCAGTGGGGTCAAAATCTAATTAAATTTAATGGTGTCAAACTTCCGGGTGGGATTGAATTAAATGGAAGACAAATATATGAAGATGCTCAAAGAGAACTTGAGGATATAAAGCAAAGAATGTCTATGGAATATGAACTTCCACCAATCGATCTTATAGGATAATTATGGCATTAAATCCTTTTTTCTTACAAGGTTCTTCTAATGAACAATACTTGATTCAAGATTTAATTAATGAGCAGTTAAAAATATATGGAATAGATGTCTATTACATTCCAAGAAAATTTATAAGAACTGACGATATATTTAAAGAGGTCGAAACCTCAAAATTTGATGATAATTATATTATTGAAGCATATCTAGAAAATTATGAAGGATATGCACCTGGTAGTGATTTGATGACTAAGTTTGGATTGAGATTAAAAAATGAAATTAATTTAGTTATATCAAAAGAAAGATTTGAAGAGTTTATTGTTCCATTGATGTCCGGAAGACAAGTTGGAATTGATAGAGAAAGAATAACAGATTATGAAGTAGAGTTGACGACTAGACCTAAAGAAGGAGACTTAATATATTTTCCTTTGGGTC